TTTTGCTCTGATCAAAGTTAAGTAGACGTCATCTGGAAGTGTAGTAAGTTGTGAAGTTGGCGGCACCGATTGCCAAACTCCAAAGTCCCAGCCATCCGAAGCTTGATCATCCCAAGTAAAATAAACACCAGAAATTGGAATTGCCACGTTTCGAGAGATACCGACCAACTGACCTAAGATGTCTAATTGATTACCAACTGGTGGAGTGTCTAAATCAAAAATAGATATCATTGAATTTAATAACGCCTGAACTTGAACCGGAACCTGAGCGAACAAAGAAACAGTCGCATTGAAGTCAGGCTTTTGTTTATACTCAGAAGTTATTAAATCTAAATAATTTTGTATTGTCATACTACGAATACCACATCACTTGCCGGGACACACGTAGGCAGAGAAATCTCGTTTATTGAAATTGGGCTAGAACTAAAACCGCCTCCATTCAACTGTATCTCGACGCTCGAAATAACGTACATTGAAGAGACGTATCCAGGAACAAACAGCAGAGGATAAAGAGGTATGACTTGAACAAGACCGCCGAACTGAGCGCCTGCACCAATGCCTAAAGAATTTATATAAGACGCAACTTGTGCTGCGATGATTGGCTCGAATGCTGTCGTCCAGCCAGCACCAGTTACAAGAGTGACCTGCACTCCAATTTCTGCGGTAAGAGGCGGTTGAAAAAAACCTATCGAAACGGGCACGCCACGACTGTCTGGTAAAATAACAGTTTGATTATGACCGGAATGAGTTGGCCCACTCCAAGGATTAGTTCCTGGTGTTTTGTGAATTTGAATTGCCCTAGCAACGGCGGTCAAGTCACCGCCGTTGACAACAACAGAAATTGAGTGCGCTGGTTGACCGTTTGCATCTGTGCTTCCGGTGAAATTCTCCCATACCGCAACATTCGTTACTCCCGGTACATTTGCAACTGATCCATAAGTACCGTCTAAAACGGTGAGGCTTGGATTTGCTACGGAAACAATCTGCCTCGCTCTTAATTGTGAATCGGTTTCAACTGGAGATCCTGCGGTTGCTGAGGCGGCGTTATTAACTGTCTGCCAACCAAGTGCTGGCGTGAAAATTCCTGTAATAGTATTTGCCAAAGCATTTATAGAACCCTGAACTGTAGCTGTCGCGGTTACGTTGATTGATCCGCCACTAGGTATTGTAACGGTCGCTGGAAGTGCCCATTGTTGGTTTAAAATATCAACAGCAATGCAACTTGTAAGAACGGTACCGGCAACACCTACAACTGTTAAAACGACAGTTGAGAAAGTAGGCACATCTCGATTTAGCCCGTTGATTTTTACAATTCTTGAGAGACCTGTCCCTTGCGCAGAAACCGGAGAGAGTGAATTATAAACTGCTGCGGCGAGCATTGCCGTATCATAGAGCATTTGAGCTTGGAGCGTAGTCCACTGACCATCTATTGAGTCGGCACCGAGATAAACATCTGCGCCGTATATTCCTTTATATGCCGTTTGTACGAAAGAAAGAAAGGACGGGAAATCGGCAACGTGAAAACCTGCTGAATCAATAAATACTAAACTTGTGACATCCATTTAACCGCCCTAAAATAAACTTTGATTAGCAATCTGAACTGCTGTTTTTCCATAAAGTGTGTCTATTGTTGCCGCTGCTGAATAATTTCTATCTTTTTGATTGCTAACGCTCGCATAAGAACTTATGTCGGTGACTCCTTGAACATTTGAAATATAGTCTTGGACCGTGGCATCAGCCGTGGCCAGATTGTATTTTCCTAAAACTCCTTGAATCCAAGGCATACCCAAAGTCACATCGATGTACCATTCGCCAAGCCATAAAAGCAAACTTGTTTGGACAACCTGTGCAACAGCAGCAGGAATATCTACGTAAAAATTAAGTGCGCCGCTTCCGAAGGTCATATCATTAGAGGAGCTTAATTTTCTTACTCTCATTTTAGCAAAGCCCCAATCTCGGTTAAAATAGTTGATAGAGATGAAACTGCTGTTGCCGCTGGAGCCTGAAGCATCGTTTGTGTAACTGATGCCGATCCTCCAGAAAATGCCGCCAACACCTCCATAAAAGTACTTAAAGTTGATTCTAGGTTAGTTAAAATATTTTTCAAGCTGGTTGTCGGATTTATAAAACCTATTTTGCCGTCAGCGCCGATTGAGAGATAAGTCGTTCCTAGACTATTTCTAATTTGTAGATCTGTTGAGCTGATGCTTGGAAAAACATTCGGGATTGATTTAGGTCCAGGGATTGCGAAGCCATCCGACAGGTCGTGCATTCTATAATCTGACGGTAAGCATGGCTTTGCTTGGCTCCAACCTGCGTACCACCAAGAGTCTATACAACGAGATGAGAATATCACCAGCACCTCATCACCCGCGGCTAATGGCATCGTGACAGCGAATCCAGCACAACTCGGAAAGCAAATCGGAACGTCTAAAAGAGTTGGTAAGTTTACGAAAGTTAAATTGTCTTGCGAATCTAGCATTCGACCTTGAATGACGGGCTGACAAACGAGAGACATCGCCTCCCAGTTTACAGAAACCACAACACAAGGCAGCGCCGTCCATATATCGGACTGCCAACCTTCGTGGGCCAACCTCTGCGCTTCTTCTACATCATTTAAATACTCTCTAGGATCCAATGACTTCTCCTTTAAGGACCGTAAGAAACTGGCACCGAGTTAATTAAATTAGCCTCGGAAGCGTTAATTGAAAGACAAACGAGCTTCGAATACCAATCAATGCCGCGATTATCACCAGTCGTTTCGACAACCAAAACAGTGTAAACTCCGTCTGCTCTTAACGGAGGAGCGACGTTTACTGGCGAATTAGGATTACCAAGATCAATTTTAAGACCGGCAATCGATTTGTTGTCAATTTTTATCGCTCGACCAGGACTTATCAAAGGATTCATTAAGCAAACGACGTTTACGCCTTGAGAGGTTTGCTGAGGTGTCCCGATCATTCCTGTCTTGCTCGTAAGGACAACGGCAACGCCCGGTGCGTATCCTTGCTGAGAAACAAAGCTTACCTCGCCATTTTGAATCGACCAAGTGAGTCCGTTTGTTTGAGCGAATGTTCTAAGGTGCTTTCTTGCGTTTCCCCAATAAGATCTTCCGCGAGCAGTAGGATTTTTTTTTGACACAGGTATAACGTGATTCGTAGTTACTCCCAATGGCTGCATAGGTCCGGTTATTTGCCCTAAGATCTGTTCTTGAGTATATGTAATGCCATTGCCACCGATAGACCCTTTTACCACCGCATAATTATAGGCAAAGTCACCGTCTCCGCAGATTAAGTCCATGAAAGTATCGGTAGCACTCTCTCGACCTAAAATAATCTGTTTAATATTCCCTTGAAAGACGACACCAAAATTTGCGTCATAACCGCCCTGGATTGTGACGTTACCTCGAGTCGCTGTAAGAATACCGTCGTTTTGTGCAATTGGTGCCAGCATACTTTTAAGAGAGTTTTCGGTCTCATTACTGAGATTGTAGACCCGGACTTCCGCACTGTTTGGCGTTTGCCCACTGGAGCGTTTAATAGAAAACTTACAATGAAGTGGAGACAGATCGACAGCCGTTCCGTTAAGACTTGAAACGATGAGCTTAAAGTTTCGTATGTACTGTAGTGTTGAATCAGACATTACGAAGTAACCTCAAAATATAAGTTGCAATCAGCTCCTAAATTATTGAAGTTCGGTACCGCAGTTGGATCTCCACTAGTCAAAACAATCATCGCCCCACCGATACCTAAATAATCAAGACCATCTAAAATATTATCCCCAGTAATTAATGGTAGACCGCAAACAATTGGGTTTTGGCTTGAATCGGAAATGTCCAACATCCAACCGGTATCACCGGTATCCATTAATGACATTTGATCGTTCCACTTTACCGTCATCGTATAGTTTACGCCAGCAAGATTTATAGTAAAGGTTTCTGCAATTCCTTGAAGCGGGATGAGATAGGTGGTCAACATTTATTTACCGGCCAAAGTAGCGAATGCTGATTTGTTCCCAGTGTTGGCTGTTGCCGCTGTTAAATTAGGATGTCTTTGATTTATGCGCGGAACAGTAGTTGCTGAGATCGGCACCAGGATGACTTGCTCGTAAGAGGCGTGAATTGCCAAGCAGTTTTC